AATAAAGAAAAAACTATGTCCAATGGCTGCAATTATAACTGATCAAATAAGGATATTAAACGCTAAGAATTTTATTGCAGGTGTAACCACATCTACTAATGCATATTATTCTTTCATTGGATTGACAAACGCAACTGATTATAGTTCTACGTGGGATCAAGACCCTCCATCACCAAAAGATAGTTTTGATGATGAGAATCAATATTGGGATTCTATGGTTGCGTTAAAGAAGATAAACGCATCTGATGTTAGGCAAGTTGTCACCAAAAGGAATTGGTCCTCAGGTACAACTTATGACATGTATCGTCATGATTACAGTAGAACTAATACTGCTAAAGTTAGTGGTGCGACCAATTTATACGCTGCCTCATATTATGTAATTAATAGTGATTTTAGAGTTTATATTTGTATTCAAAACGGGACGACTCCTGATACGCCAAATGGTAAACCATCTTTAGATGAACCTACCCATATTGATTTAGAACCTAGAGCAGCAGGAACAAGTGGTGATGGTTATCTTTGGAAATATCTTTATTCAATCAAACCCAGTGACATTGTAAAGTTTGAAGCAACTGCTTTTATGCCCGTTCCTTTAAATTGGGAATCAAATACTGAGGATGCACTTGTAAGGGATAATGCTGTTGATGGTTCAATTAAAGTTGCGACTATCACTGATAGAGGAGCAGGTGTTGGACCTGTAGGTGCTACACGTTATGCTAATGTTCCTATCAAAGGTGATGGAACTGGTGCAGAATGCACTATTGTGACCACAAATGATCAAAGGGTTGATTCAGTCACAATAACTAATCAAGGATCTGGATATACTTATGGTAATGTAGACTTAACGGCAGGAAACGTTCCAACTGGAACAACTAGACCTACTTTTGATGTTATTATATCTCCTCAAGGTGGTCATGGTGCCGATATCTACAGAGAATTGGGAGCAACAAATGTTCTTCTTTACTCTAGAATTGAAAACGATAATGATAATCCTGATTTTATCACAGGAAATCAAATTGCCAGAGTTGGTCTTGTAGAAAATCCTAGAACAACGTCAGACACTTTATTGTCTGCTGATAAAGCAAGTGCAGTTGGTGCTTTAAGATTAGCAGGAGCAGGATACAGTTCTGCTGCTTTTACTGCAGACTCATATTTCACTCAAACTGTTTCAACTGGAACAACTGCTCAGGGTCGAGTCATTAGTTATAATCAAACAACTGGTGTGTTAAAGTATTGGCAAGATAGAACTGTTGCAGGATTCAACACTGTTGGAACTGCTCAAACGACTCCTACTTATGGATTTGATTTAACAGAATTTACATCTGCTCCAGGAACTGGAGGTAGTTTGACAATCACTCCTACATCTGGTGTGGATTTGCAAATTGACACTAACTTTAGCGGTATTCAAACCACAATAAATAGTAGGACATATAATCTTGGTCTTACTTTTACGGATGGTATTGCACCTGCAGAAGTGAAAAAATATGCAGGTAACATTGTTTACGTT